CAGCACCCTTAGGTTCGTGGATATCAGGATCGACAATAGCAGAATGCTGGATAGTCATATCTGTTCCTTACTTCTTTTTACCGCCGCGAATAGACTTCACGAGGGCGTTACCGGCGTTACCAGACTGGATAGCAGAACCGACCTTCGGCTTGCGACCCATGATGGAACCCGTGGCATAATTGAAAGCCATGTTACTTCCTTCCTTGCTTGGCTTTGAAACCAGCACGTTTAATCTTGACAAGCTCCTTGCCCGAGTAGGACTGAAGATTGCCTTTGATGGTAGCCGTCTTAGCCATTAGGCTTGGAGAGCTGCAAGCAGAGCGTTGTGCGCAGTCTGCAGTTCCTTGAGCTGAAGGTTGACAGCAGTGATAGCTACGTTGACAGCAGCGTCCGAGTACGTGTCGCTCGTAGAAAGAGCAGCAACGTCTGCGAGGTCGCCATCAGTCGTACCTGTGAGAGTTCCACCAACAGCAGTCAGAGCAGTAACGCTGGCATTCGATACCGGGCCGTTAAAGCCGTCAGCCTTGATGGTGTTACCCGTAAGATCAAGTGTTGACATTGATTGAGATCCTAGTTTGTGAAGATAGGTAAGCCCTACTTTCAGAGCGTCCCGGGTTTGGACAATCGTCTTCGCCCGGGTTAGTTCGCTCCTTAATAGGCTAGCAGCTTTAGACCGTGTCGAGAAAGGTATTCAACGCAGTCAGGTCAGTCGTGACCTGTGCTGACAGAGAAATGATATCCGACATAGCCGTAGCTATGGCCTGAAGTTTCTGCAATAGTGTCATGCACGCTCTCCTATAGTAGGGGGTCCCATTGTGGAACCCCCGGGTTTACCCTTGCGGGTTACTTGCTGTAGACAAGAGTATCAGACTCGTCCTTCGGCATATACCATTCGATCTCAACGGTAGTGTCGCCAGCAGTCAGAGCTGCAGTATCGACTTCCCATGTAAGAAGCTTGGCTTGCGTCAGGGCCGTACCAACACCAGCACCTACCCAACCGGCAGTGTTCTCACCACCAGCATTGAGTTCAGCGATAGTAGCTGCTACGACAAACGCGTCGACATCAGCATTAGAAGTACGGTCGTCAGCGTCAATCCAGCCGATGTTCACCGTGGCACCAACGCCAACGAAGTCATCGTGAGGATCAACGATACGAACGGTCTCGATCACAGCACCGGCTGGCAGTGTGTTCTTGTCGTTCAGGATGGTAGAACCGTCAGCAACTGCTGGCATGTCTTCCCAGTTCAGTACGATCTCGGTTACCCGCAGACGACCGTTAGTACGGTAGCCAGCAACGTTACCAAGTTCGGCTTCGGCGATGCCCGTGTTAATCACGAGGCCATCATCATTTACCCAAGTAGGCATAATGTATTCTCCTTTACTTAGGGGTTAAGCCGGGTCGGCAGGGTTAGCAACAGTCGAGTCAGTAAGAACCGTAATGAAGTTCTCAGGACGATAGAGGTCCAGACCGTAACGTACAGTCGTGACATACTCTTCGCGCTGAAGGTCCTTGTTGTACTCACTGTCAACCTGCGGTGCCTGACGGATAGCGCCAACGATTGGCATTGCTTCCGGGGCTGCGGAGAAGAAGACGTTAGCAACGCCATCTGCTACTGCACGAGAGTCGATAGTCTCGGCACCAACGGCTTTCAGGTTCTGCGACACGTAGACATCGAAGCCATACAGGTTCATTTTGAACTGCATGCCAGTACCGATACCTTCGTTGACGATAGGCTGCCAAGCGGGGTTCGGCGACATCAGGTTGACGACGTTAGCCTGTGTGTTCAGGGCGAACTCAACAGACGGATCGACAATCGCAATGAGGTTCGTCATCGGGACGTTCGACTTGTTCAGCGAGTAACGAGCACGGGCAAAGTCTTCGATCGAGATCGAGTCAGATGAACCTGTACCGACCCAGCGGTGTGGGGCGTCGTTAATCGTATTCAAGTCAGAAGCGGTCTGACGGTCGGGGCCAATGCGGAGCGCATCGCCTTCCATGACCTTCATCAACGCACGGTGCTCCTTAGGAACAAACCGCGAGACGAGCTGGCTCATGAGATACGAGTCCTGCTTCATCTTGTTGGTGATGGCGTGACCAGACTGATTGTACTCAGTGATCTGGAAGGTGAAGTCACCAGTCGGGAGCTGCGAGTAAGTTACAGCTTGACCTTCTACGTACTTCTGTACTTCGGCCTGACCGATCGATGGGATGTGAATAAGGTCACCATCCGGGAAACCGTCGAGGAAGTCGATGTAGTTAAGAGCCATCAAATCATCTTCGAACAGCTCTTTAAGTTCAGTCGACCACAGCTCGGAGCGGATCAGGTGCTCTGTGTTAGAGGTGGTATGCATTTAAGATCTCCTTGGATCAGTTGAAGAATGCATTGCCTTGACGGATCATTTCGTCATGCATCTCAGCCTGGATGGCACGAGACATATAAGTAGCACGATCAGTCTTACGTAGGTTCGTGTAGTACGCCTTGTTCTTGGCTCCCGTATGTGCTTGTGCGGCTACTCTAGCAGTATCCACAGAGCCTGTCACCGGGGCGGAAGACCGCTTGCTGTCCGGTTCTGCGACAGAGTCAATAAGCTTTAGGAAACCCGAAGGCGACTTCTTACCCATCTCACGCAGGAAGTCTTCTGAGACTTCTAACGTAGAGGCAATGCTTGCGAGTTTAGTGTTGTAGTCTGCGCCAAACCGTTCGACAAGGCCAGCACGAGTAGCTTCGATGTTCGAGGCCACACGGTCATTTTCCTTCTCGGCCTTCAGAAGCTTCTTAACTTCCTCAGAGAGGTTTGGTGCGTCGGTGGTTTCTTTAACCAAAAGACCGGCGATCGATGCAGGTTCCTGTCGAGGGGTGGTCGACGTTTCGCTGTTCGGGGCTTGAGCTGACGGGATCTTCTCCATCATCTCTTCTAGAGTCTTACGGGCTTGAAGTTCGGCCCGCATCTCAGCAGTCTCTGCCTTCAGTGTTTCGATAAACGCATCAGACTCTACCTTGGCTTTCGCCAGAGCATTGACATCGGCAAACTTCTTGCCTTCGCCTACGAGATCTTCGAGTACGGGTGCTGGGTTCTGGGTCTTGTCACCAGCGTCAAACAAATCAGCCATATTATTCTCCTATGGTCAGGATGGTAGCAGTTTCTTGACCTCTGTCAGGCCATTTCTATGCCCATTCATGTGCGACTGCTTATACGCCCACGATGGGTTATCGTACGATGAGGGGGACAGCTCGGCCCGATCGAGGCCTTCCATCTTCTCATCGATGAGTTGTGCGAGACGTTCTAGTACATGGGACGCGCCCATGACCGACCTCTCAAATTCCTTACGCTCTGCCTGTGTCTTCAGATGCTTAGACCATTCAGTACTCAGACCCATCAGAGGAGCTCCTCATCAAAGTCCTCTTCGGCGATACCTCCGGCTGTCTGTGCACCGACAAGAGTGTCCTCTTCGTTCTGCATGGCGATCCGTTGTCCTTCAGCCTGTTCAGTCAGACCGATGTACGGCTGGACGATCTCGAACTGTTCGATGTCCAAGAGCTCTTCCATCATCTCAGCCAGCTTGACTGAGGAGAAGTGCTGCTTGACCCGCTCGTCTGCACCGATAGCAGAGCCGAAGAAGTTGCTTATGTTCTGGACACGCTCTGCACTCTCGGCAAAGTGACGGGCAGCGATAGGACGGATGCGACCTGCACCAGCGATATCGTCTGCAGTCAAGTCCTTGAATGATGCGATGTGGAACTCGTCGTCGAGGACACGAACGGTGACTGGGTCCATCTTACGACGTCCTAGCTCCAGCATCCCGTTGAGACACATCTCTAGCATCATCTCTTCGAACTGTGTGATCTTCGCTTGGAAGATACGACCAGCAGCATTCTCTAGGCGCTGGACTTCATACTTCGTCTTCTCACCCGGTGTACGGAAACCCATGGCTTCCTTAGGTGAACCAGCGAGCTCCTCCATCTTATCCTGCAGGACTTCGATCTCAAGGTTCGCTTGGAGAGGGTTGTGGTTAGAGCCTAGGACTTCGACGTCCCCTTCGTCACCAACGAAGATCTTCTCGAATGGACCCCACTCGAAGTCTTCTACGTAACCTTTGACCTTCAACGGAGGGAACGTGATCAGGTCGAAGAAGTCGGCCTTCAGGTTCTCCAGATGGTCGACGCGGTACTGCATGCCGACGAGATTGTCCAACGGACCCATCGCCCAGAGGTTATCCTGACGCGGACGCCAGCCAACATGGAAGATAGGCGGAAGGCCAGTCTCAGCAGGATTGACTTCGTTGCGGACGACCTTATGGCGATCCACGACCTCGATGATCTGGTTCTTGTACAGAGTGCCAGCATGTGAGTCGTATAGGTCACCGTAGAACGTCAGGACTTCGGCATAGCCAGACTCAAGATACTCTTGGTAGCTCCCGAAGCCGTCGACCTGATAGAAGGTCTCCTTGGCATTGATAGTCCCATTGTGCGACGACGCACGGTTCCGGATCTCCTTCATGTACGACAGGGTCGCCTCTGCAGCAGCTCGCTCACCTTCGTTGGTGCTCAGACGCTGGAGGTGTTCTTCTACCTCACCGAGGGAAAGCAGGGTCCGTACGATCTTGGGAGACTTACCGAACTCAGTAGCTGTAGGGTTCATCACGATGTCGTACGGGGAGACACGACGGATGACTGGGCCTACGTATCCAGTCTTGATTTGGCCATCTGTTTCAATGCGCTCGTCCACCCAGTCAATCGCAGCAAAGCAATTTCCATTATCGATGTAGTCCAGTACGAGACGCGATACAGTGTTCTTAAACTCAGGGTAGTCAATGACGTAACCCATGTACGCTTTGATAGCATCTGTCTTTGCCTTTGTTTCGTCAGCCTTACCAGAACCTTCCCAGATGAGCCAGCGGCGCTTAGGGAACATAGAGGCCATGTAGTTGGCGTATAGGTTGTCACGGATCTGTGTCAGCTTGGGTGTAGTAGTCGTGTTCTTCCACGGCAGCGTGGAGTTACTCGTCGTCTGTGTATCGGTTGCGTAGATGTACTTGTAGAGCTCCTTCCACTCTTCCTTCTTAGGCTTCCTCGCGGTGTCCCACTTGTGGAACATGTCGGCGATCTTGGTACCTAAGGATTCAGCGTCGATCAGTTTCTCTATCTGTAGAACGGAACCAGCCATTAACCAAACCTCTTCTTGTTGACCGGACGATTCTTAGCCACCGGACGATTGCCCGTAGTCGTAGTCCGACCACCGGTCTTAGCCTTGACACGGTCCTTGAGCTTCCGTGCTTTATTGGCAAGGCCGATCTTGGCCATACCACGTACAGCTTTCTTACCGGCTTTCATAGGATCTCCAGCCTTGGTAGCCTTCGTCCTCTTGTCTTCTATGTTCTTCGACTTCTTGCGTCCCGCAGTCCTCATAGTATGCCTCCGAAGCGTGAGCTATAGACTCGGTCCATCCGTTGGTTGTTGGCACGGTTGCGAACGACCGGAGCGACACACATGTCGATGCAAGTAGCAAGGACGTCTTTCATGTCGTCGTGAGCAGGGTTCCTGCTGGTCAGCTCTTCTTCGAGCAACTGGGTATTGCCACCACGGTAGTGCCAGACTTGGCGGTTGTCGTACCGAGGCTGTAGGACTGAGTGTACGCGTTCCTCTTTGTTTCCTGTATGACGTGTAGGGCGGTAGTCTTCGACCGACAGTGCGAGGCCATAGGGCCGTATGTAGTTCTCTTTAAGATCCTTGACGATGACAGACTGCGCTGCGGTTACCTCGGCCCTGATCTTCCTGAACTCCCACTTACCGTGGAGACGAAGAATGTGGTTGAAGTACTCAGAGATCTTGTCCGTCTTGAACCTGTCCATCTCTAGGACGTAGTAGTTATATTCAGAGTCGACCCCTACGATGGCGATCGTCGTGTAGTCTGACTTCTTACCAGTCGTGTACGCGAAGTCTACTGCAGCGAAGACGTTCAGCCGACGATCCTTGAAGCACCAGCTCCCGTCCTTCTTGACTATAAAGTCCGGCTCAAAGTACTGAAAGCACTCTGGATCGATTGGAGCGTCGTCGATACTATTGGGGTCGTTGTAGTACTGTGCACGATACTGAGTACGATCAAGGTACTGAGCACGCTTACGAGCAAGTATCTCACGATTGAACCCAAACCACTTACCGTCCTTCCGTTGCTGACGTGGCCAGATGAACTCACCGGTTCCGTCACCGACAGACTCGACCTGCCGTTCAAACTTCTCGTACAACGGCATGGTGGAGATAGTCTCCCCTGCTTCATTGTACTGGTCGACCGAGATGTTCATCATCTCTTGGTACAGGTCCAGAGGGTGGTACCGTGTACCGACGACCCACTGTCTAGCATCCGATCCCTCGATAGAAGCGAGGAGGGAGTACTGGGTCTGCACGTTCCGGCGACC